AACTCGGCAGCCGGCGTCAACAACTCCGTTGTGACCGGTCTCGGGCAGTGGATTGTCGGCGGCTCGGCCCCCGGTACCTTGTTCGGCCTCAACCGAAACCAGGACCCGGTCGCCTTCGCCGGCCAGGCCCAGGACTACACGGGCTGGACGATTGAAGACGCCGTGATGGACGCCACCGCTCAGGCGGGGTTCATCGGCATCGGTGACCCCAACTGCATCGTGATGAATACGCTGGAGTTTACCGCTCTCAAGCGTTCGCTCGGTGCGAAAATCATCTACGACGGAGGCGGTGACACTGCTGCCGCTGGGTTCAAGGATGCCTACATTGAGGGCGATGGCGGCCCCATCCGCATCGTCAAGGACCCGTTCTGCCCCCGCAACGTCGCCTGGCTCCTGAACGACGAAACCTTCCACCTCAAGAGCCTGGACGCGGCTCCGCACCTCCAGAAGTGGGACGGGGTCCAGTACCTTCGTCTCCCGACGGAAGACGTCTTTGAGGCGCGGTGGGCTTTCTACGGGAACCTCATCGTCAACAACCCCGCCCCGAACGTCCGCCTCACCGGCATCGGGCTCTGAGGTAATCCCATGCGGCAAACCCAGATCTATCCCCTGGTTGGCGTTACGACGGCCAACGTTCACCTCATGCACGGCGCTCTTCTGGGGGCTGGCGCCGCCGCCCCCACGAAGCCTTCTCTTGGCGGCATTACCAATGGTCGCGCGGGTCGCGGGATTCGTTCCGTGGCTCGCACGGCCGCTGGCCGGTACACGCTCACTCTTTCGGATGCCGGCGCCGCCGTGGTCGGGTTCTTCGGAACCGTTCACACGGCAGCGACCGTCGCTCCGATGCTCATCAAGTACGTGGAAGGCTCGCTCGTTCAGGCGACCGCGCCCAACACGTTCCCGACCATCGCCATTGAGGTCTGGGACCTTGCGACCCCGGCCCTTGCCGACGCTCCGCTCAATGCCCTCATGAACATTGACGTACTCTTTATCGGGAGTCCGCAGCCCTGATGGAAGGCAAGAGGCCCTCCATCTCCATCATTCTCGGAAAGGCTCCCAAGGCTCCCAAGGCCCCCGAGAGCGACACGGAGATGGAGGAGGACGAAGAGGAAGACGGGGAGACGGAAGTCTCCGAGGACCACGTTCTCGCGATGAAAGCCTTTGAAAAGGCCAAGTCCCCCGAAGAGAAGGCCAAAGCCCTGATGGCGTTCATCAAGTGCTGCGACTGACGGAATCCCCCGCAAGGGGGCTTTCGTTTTTTGTGGGCAAGCGAACGACGAGCTTTCCCCAGTTACGAGCCAGGTAGGCGATGTTGGTCACGGCCCCGCGAACGATGAAATCCATGTTGAGCGATCTCGGCCACGCAATGAGGTACCCCGCATCCAGGAGAATCTGAGCCGCCAAACACACGCTCTCTTCGTCAATGAGGATGTAGGACCGGCTGCCTTCAAAACCGCGGGAGAGGGAGACCTCGTGGGCGCCTTGCATGAGCGTGTTCGTCGCCGCCTTCGCAATCATGTGCGCGAAGTGCTTGACGCGCTCACCACTGGCGGTCTTACGGCGAGACAGCTCGCTCACGACCTCTTCCGGAGTGGGTATTTCACAGCTGTCACTGAGTTTGATTGTCATACTTTGACAGTAGCCAGCCAGTCTGGAACCGCAAGGGCTCATCGCGTATTTTTCGCCCATGGCCCTGACGCAGACCCTTCTCCAGCTCCGGACGCGGCTCCGGGAGCTGACGGACACCGAGAATGACACGCACCTCTCCGACGCGGAGCTGACGCGCTACATCAACAGCGCCATCACCTACGTTTACGACAAGCTCGTTATCAGCTCTCCCAGTGACTACTTCTTGAAGGAGACGCCCATCGCGGTTGTTGCTGGCACGGACAGCTACGTGCTGCCGACGGACTTCTACAAGCTCCGGGCTCTTTACGTGCAGGAGCAGCCGGGCTACTTCCGGCCCGTGGAGCCGTGCCAGGAGGAGGAGCGGATGCTGCTCTCGGCCCCCACGGAAGCCTGTACGCTGAAGATGGAGTACATCCCGTGCGCTACGCCGCTGGCCCTGGACGAGGACACCTTTGACGGCATCAACGGCTGGGAGGAGCTTGTTCTCCAGACCGCTGCGATTGACGTCAAGAACAAGCGGGAAGAGGACTCGGTCCAGCACTTCCGGAAACGCCAAGACCTGGAGAAGCGCATTTCGCGCATGGCCTTCCGCGATGCGGGGGCCCCCGAGCGCGTGATTGACCGAAACGTGAAGCGCCGTCGCGATGCCTGGTACTTCGGCACGCTCTTGACGCGCAAGTACCGCCTCCAAGCTGGGAACATCCGCATTTACGAACAACGGGTCTTCGGGCGATGAGCGCTGTACGCTACAACACCGACGGCACCACGTACCCCGCCGCGGCCTCCGTTTCGCGCGGAGAGGGCGCCGATGACCCGCAGGGGATGTCTCGCCGCATCGTGGAGCTGGAGCGCTCCAAGGGGCCTTCTTGGGCCGAATACGATGTGGCCTACACGACCGCTGGGGCGACCATTGTCCTGAACCACAACCTTGGCCCTCAGGTGCGCTGGTTCGTGACGCAGTGGCGTCCGAGCGGGGCGTCGGCGCTGACGGATGGGTTCTACCGGGTCTTTGAGATTTCCCAGGAGCAGGGCATCCTGACGCTCGGGACGAACGCGGGCCAGGTTACGGGCGGGATTGTTACCTTTCGGCTGGAGCAGATTCAATGAGCATCGTTGAGAAAAGTGTTACGCAGATTCCGACGTCCAAGGGACTCAACCAGAACTCCGACGCCCTTCTGACTGGCGATGCTCCGCTCGTGGTGCAGAACCTTGTGCAGGACCGCCAAGGCCGCTGGAGCAAACGGCCCGGCCTTCAGGAGTACGGGTACAGCACGCAGGAGGGCGAAATCATCTACAACCCGCGCTTCTGCTTCGGCACGCGCAGCGGCCTCGCTTTCGTCGCAAACAAGCTCTCCGACGGCTCTGCGGCAGGCCGGTACGTCGTGGCCATGGACTCGTCCAACGGGCTCACGGAGTTCCGCGGTCGCTTCCCGGAGTTCTGCGCCAAGCAGACGGCCTATTCTGGCGCACCGTATGACCTTTCCGGCGCTACGGGCATCATGGCCGTGAAGCGCTTCGCGAACTACGTGGCCACCGTTCAGAAGACGCCGCTGGGGCTTGTTCGTGTGGACGTTGCAGACGCACGCAGCGGGCTCCTTGTGCGTTCCTATGCATACGACCCGGGTACAAATGCAGCAGTAACGGCGGCAGTTACTGGCACGTACCTGCACGTATACACGGCCTCCGCTTCGGGTGCGACGTTCAACGTGCAGTGCGTTGAGTTTTACGGCCTTGCGTTGCCCACCGAAGCTGTCGGTGGCACGCTTGTCAGTGTGTACTCTGTAGCGTCTGCATCTACATGGGCGTCCATTTCTGCGTGTGACGGAAACACGTGTACATGGGCCTATTTCACAGACAATACGAATACACGCGTCTCTGCGGTGAACCAAGGCGCCTCACTGGGCGGCGTATACAACCCTGGGTTTTCGTACGGCGGAGCAATCGCAACGGACGGCACGTACGGGTACGTCATTTACGACACCATCATCAGACAATTCAGTTCCGCTGGTGCGCTCGTGTCTTCCATGACGCTCACGTTCCCCGCCATTAGTGCACCGAGGGTGCACAATATTGCCGTCTCACCCGCGGGAAGCGTCATTCTTTATATGAACGACGCCGTTGGCAACCGAAGACATATTACGAGTGTTTTTGCGTTCTCTGCGGCAGCCACGGTGTTTGCCCAAGCTGTCTGGAGTCCTGGTCACAATGGCCAGGTGCGCGCGCTCGCATGGCTCCCGTCCACGGCCCGATTTTATGCCCTCATTGATAAGGGCATGTTTGGCGGGTACACGACCCCATTGCCGGTGCCGCTTACAAATGCAGAATGGTATGCGGGCGGAGGTGTTGGGCGGGCATGGGTGGCGGACGTAACCACGGCAATCCCCGTTATTACAACCGGAACCATTACCGCAAATGGGCGAACCGGGCAGCTTAGGACGGTTGCCATACTTGAGAATTCTCTTGTCTGTGGAGCTATCGGGCTAGACGTAAACAACGGCAGTCTTTACGCGACCCACGTTCAGGCGCCTAGCCAAAACTCCTCCGTTGCAATCGTCACAGACTTGCCGACAGACCTTTCTACGGCGACGCATATCCCGAGCAGCTGGGGCTCCATCGTCACGGGTGCTGCCCCTTCCGTGTACGATGGGAGCCGAGCGGGGGACGTACAGTTTCCTTCGCCCCCAACCATCTCAAACGTATCTTCCGCCGCTGGTACGATCCCCGCGGGTACGTATTCGTACGTCGCAGTGTGCCGGTTTTCGGATGCGTCGGGACGCGTTATGCGCTCCGAAACGAGCGATATCGTAACCATTAACCGCAGCACGGCCGCCCAGTACACGGTCACCGTGCATCCGCCTCTTGTGCTGTCGCGCTCCGACTCCATGAACGCATCTACGAATGAAGTATCTACGTTTGATAGACTCGCCATAGAGCTTTACCGAACGACCACGAACGGCAAAGTGTACTACCTTGTTTCTTCTACGCCCACATGGACGTACGTCACGGGGAGCCCGACTAATGTTTTTGGTGCGGCGGGACTTTACACGGCCGTCTTCACGGACACTACGCTGGACGCAGACCTCGCAACGCGCCAGAAGTGCTACCGCAACCCTGGTGTCGCTGGGACGTCGCTCCAGCGCGAGCCTGCACCTCCGAGCGTCCACGGCTGCGTCCACAAGGACCGCTTGTTCCTCGCCCACGCTGACGGCAACCGAATCTTTTCGTCCAGCTTCGCGGTAGACGGAGAGGGCGCATGGTTCTCCCCGGCCTTCCAGGTACAGGTCCCCGGCGGCAACGGGCGCGTCGTGGCCCTGGCCTCCATGGACAACCGCCTCGTGGTCTTGCGGGAGCGCGGGGTCTTTGTCGTAGATGGCGACGGCCCCCCGGAGAACGGCGGAAACGGCACGGAGTTCTCGCCGCCGCAGCAGGTCTCCTCGCTCGGCTGCACCGATTCCCAGTCGGTCGTGACCACGGATGCGGGCGTCTACTTCCGCAGCCACCGGGGCATTGAACTCCTGACCCGGAAGCTCAGCGTGGAGCCCGTGGGCGATGCGGTACTGGACTTCACCGACGCCTACCCGGTCGTGAAGTGGTCGGTCTACGACCAGGAAAAAGACCGCGTGATGTTCTGCCTGACCGACTTCCGGTCCTACACGGGCGACTCCGGTGCCACGGCAACGGTTCTTTGCTGGGACCAGAGCTACAAGTGCTGGAGCGAGCTTCGCTACTTCAGCGTCGGTCGCGGCCTTGCTGGCGGAGCCGTTTATGCTCCGGAATACGCGTGCAGCGCGCAGTTGGACATTTACGGAAACTCCAACAAGTACTCCGTGTTCGGTGTGGACTACCAGTATTACATCTGCCAGTTTGTTTCCCAGCTCGGGACGGACTTCGGTTCGTACGTGCCTACGAAGTGGCAGGGCGCATGGCGCTTCAACAGCGGCCCTGACGGACGCCAGCGCATCTACGACTGGCAGGTCATCGGCAAGTCGGCGACGCCTTGCACGGTCACCCTGAGCCTGGACTACGACTTCTCCGCGAGCACCCCGCAGACGCGCACCTTCACGGACGCGGAAGTGACAGCGGTCCCCGGCGGCAACGCCGAAGCTCGTAGGCTTGTCATCCAGCC